GGCAAACAGTATCGCCAGTATTTCTTAGATCTGGAAAAAGCATGGAATACTCCAGAGCAGGTTTTTGCAAGAGCACTGAGAATGGCCGATAAAGAGATTGAAAAGTTAAAAAACAATAATACAGTACTCATGGAAGATGTGCAGCGTATGCGTCCAAAAGAGATTTTCGCAGATGCTGTATCAACCAGTCATACTTCTATTTTGATTGGAGATTTAGCTAAGATGCTCAAACAGAATGGTGTAGATATAGGGCAGAAACGATTATTTGATTGGATGAGAGAGAAAGACTATTTGATTAAGCGTAAAGGATCTGATTGGAACAGTCCGACACAGAAAGCAATGGAGCTTGAGCTATTTGAAATTAAAGAGAGTACGGTAAATAATCCAGATGGATCTGTGAGAATCAATAAAACAACCAAGGTTACTGGTAAAGGACAGCAGTATTTTATTAATAAATTTCTTGGACAGGAGATACCGGTATGAATAGAACAATAAATCGTTTGGGAGCGGAACTCGTTATAGAGCTTACGAAAAGCAATCCGGAAGATTATCAGAAATTTAAGTTAATGTTGCTTTCACACGAGAAGAAATGCAAAGAAAAAGATTTTTTGGAGAAAGTATTCTTGCTGGCAGAGGAAAGAAGACCATTATTGCTGACTGTAAAATGAATTGCGCCGGCGCAAAAATGATGCATAAAAAGAAGGAGGCCGGGAACTATCAAAAGCTCCCGGCTAAAAGTATGAAAAAGAAAAAAACTTTTATTTGCAATTACTCTTTGGTCTGTACAGGTAATAATATACCCGGAAAATGTGAGCAATATGTGATACAGATTTGAAGAATTTGTGAAAGGGGAGCGATACCGATGGACAAGAATATCCTGGAACAGTACATAGAATTAAAAGGGGAAATACAGGATTTGCAAGACAGGATAGACAAAGATGAACGCAGACTTGCGAAAATAGAAAAAGAAGGCGTAGTATCCGATACAGTAAAAGGAACCAGAACTGATGGAACCTTTGGCTCGATCAGAATCACCGGCTATCCACTTCCTGAACATGATCGGGTAAAAAGTATGATAAAGAAAAGAGTGACAAAATTACATATCTTAGAGGATGATCTTCAGAATGCGATTAATGAGGTGGACGATTTTATTGAGAAAGTCCCCAAAAGTGATCTGAGAATGATATTTCGATTTAGGTATCTGGATGATATGACCTGGGCAGCAGTCGCCCTGAATATGAATGAACGCTTTCCAAAAAGAAGAACCAAGTATACAGAGGACAGCTGTAGAATGCGTCATGACAGATATATGGAAAATAATTTTAATAAATGACAAAATGTTCGGTCACGTTCGCTTTAAATGTAGTAAGCTATAAACTGAACTCAGTGAAAGATCATACAGAGTTCTTCTTCCCATGAATATCTGCCAGGATCACCTGGCAGAGTGCACCAGAACATCTCACCGAATGGGAGTGAGCATGAGCCGTGAGAGCTGCAGGTTCGAATTCTGGTGTTTCGATTGGATTCGAGAGAATCATAAATACTATTCTTCCCCAAAAGAATATAATTTGCAGAGAGAACTTCGTAGAAATTACGAGGTTCTTTTTGTGTAGTTTTCCGATGTGGACTTTATAAAATAGATGATTTATAATTTAATTGCCATTAGATATAAACTATTTATTGTAATTATAATTTGTTGAAAAATGTTGAATTATGGAGTATGATAAAAACAGATTATATCTTATGGGGGAATAGTGTATGGCTCAAGATGCTTTTAGAAACATGATTATAAAACGAGTTATTGTTCATCAAGTTTTTAGACGTGATACAGATAATAAGGTTAGAAATCCTTTTTTTAGTTCTGAATGTGTTACTCTTTCAGATGATTTTAACACAAAAATGAAAGAAAGAATCATAAAACTGTTAGGGAAGGAATCACATTCTATTCGAATGGAAATCGAAGATGATGGAGAAGAAAGCACATATAGTCATATTGTAAAATATTGGAAGTGTAAAAGTAGAGAAGAGAATAAATTTATAGATGCGTCTAAAGAAATAACAAATAATCTTGTTAAAATACAGGATAGCAGACGCTATCCAGATTCATTATTACTTTGTGTAGAGGGGACTGTTCGAAAAGATAACCGTGACTTTTTTTGTATAATAAAAGCTGAAAGTCAGGATGGATTTTTAATAACTCAGGAAGCAGAAAAAATAGGTTTAGACTATATTGCTAACTTATTTATGACAAAAAATGAAAAATTTCAAAAATTAGGAATGTTTATAAAAACTGTTGATAGCAATGACAATATTCCTAAAAATGTGGTTGAAACTTATTTGTTTGATAGTAATACAGATGATTCTATATCCAAAGCAAAAGCAAAATATTTTTATCACGATTTTTTAGGCCTGAATTTTCGAAATGATAGTAAAAAGCAAACGTCCGCTTTTTTTCATGAAACCAAAAATTTTATTAATTCTATAAAAGAATTAAATGATGTTGAAAAAATAGAATTAACAACAGAGTTATTGGATTATATTAATGATCCAGATCGAATGATTATCAATGCTGGCGAGTTTGCAAAAAAATATTTTTCGGCTACAGTTAAGGACAATTACGTTCGCTTTTTAGAAGAAAAGCAAATAGATACAAATAGCATTCATAAAGACGTGAAAATGTTGGGCAATGCTTTAAAATATAGAAAATTATGTTTTGGAAATTTTGTAAAATTACAAATTCCATCGGATTTATTTTCAGAAGACGTTGATATAAAAAGAGATGCGAAATCGGGCGAAACACTGATCACAATTAAAGGAATGATGTTAAATGAAAGGTGATGTATCGCAAAAAGAATTTGTCGATTTGTATAAGAAAGAACGTGAAATGTATGAAAGCTGGGGAAACTTTGTTGCTGATTATATTCGCAAAAAAATTAAAGAGAAATATATTAATTTAGACAGAATTTTAAAAATACCAATTTCTGTACGAACGAAAGATATAGAATCTTTAGTTGAAAAAGCATTTTATAGAAATAAAAACTATAAAGATCCTTATAATGAAATAACAGATAAAGTTGGAATAAGGTTTGTTGTAATGTACAGTGGACAATTGGAACTTATCTGTAAGATCGTAGAAGAATGTTCCCTTTGGAGCGAGTCGAAAGACTCGGATTTTCATTTAAGTAGAGAGAATCATCCTGAAGTTTTTTCTTATGAGTCAATTCATTATGTTGTTCGAAATACAGAGAAGCGTAAGATTGATAAATATGAAATTCCTAAGGGGACACCATGCGAAATCCAAATTAGAACGCTAGAACAACATGCATATGCTGAAATATCTCATGATTTATTTTATAAAAAAGAAAAGCGCGATAATGCTGAAATATCAAGGTATTTAGCTCGAACAGCCGCTTTTAATGAAGAAAGTGACGAGTTATTCAAAATGATATATGAAAAAGTTGAAGAGGATAATGTAAATTATGAAACAATTATGAGTGAATTGTTAAAAAAATACTCTCTTCTTAGTTTGCAAAGCGACAAACTGAATCGAGCTGTATACGATAATATTTCTATATTGATTAAAAAGTATAAAATAACAGGAAAACAGGTAATAAAGTTTATAGAAGATAATAATTTTATTTTAAAGGATATTGAAAGACAAAATGAAAATCTTCTGTTTAAACAACCAGTAATTTTACTATTGTATTACTTGGTGGAAAATTATATTCATGAACTAGATGATATATGGGATTTTCCAGAAGACATGTTAACACCAATTAAATGTGATTTAGGGAAATCATTTGACTAAAGTAGAACAATAGGATGTAAGGAAATGATTATACTGACATGGGCAACTCTTCGGGGTTGCTTTTTCTATACTCAAAAACGAAACGAATGAGAGGTGGTGAGGCTTGCCAAGAGCACCAGATCAGAGAGTAGAAGAGGCCAGAAAGCTATATGCTTCTGGAGCGAAATTAATTGAAGTTTCTCAGAAGCTCGGAATCCCGGTAGGGACAATTCGAAGCTGGAAAAATAGATATAAATGGGATAATGCAACGTTGCAAAAGAATAAACGCAACGTTGCGAAAAAGAAGGGCGGACAGCCCGGAAATAAAAATGCGGAGGGACATGGAGGAACCGGCCCGCCGGGAAATAAGAATGCAGTTAGGACAGGAGAGTTTGAAACTCTCTTTTTTGATGCCCTGGAACCTGAAGAAAGAACGTTGGCAGAGATGATCAGGCCAGACAAAGAACAGTTGCTTCTCAGAGAAATCCAGCTTCTTGCAGTCAGGGAACGCCGGATGCTGAAAAGAATCCAGTCTCTCCGTGAACTAGAAGCACAGACAGGATCTGAAGAAGATTCGGTACCATGCGGAATGTCTGTAATAGAATATACTTCCGGTATCGAAAAAGGAAAACTAACAGAACTTCGAAAGTATGAAGGCATCCTTGGCCAGATCCAGGCTATAGAGGATGCTCTGACCAGAGTGCAGGCCCGGCAGCAGAAAGCAATCGAGATGCTGCATAAGTTTGGTTATGACGATGCAAAACTGGAACTTGCAACCATGCAGCTTGAATTTGAGATGCTGAAGCAGGATAACCAGGCAGAAGAGATCACAGATGATGGTTTCCTGGAGGCAATGAATGCAACAGCGCAAGATGTCTGGGGTGATGAGAATGTATGAAAAACTCAAAACTCTGAAAGATAAGCTGCAGAAAATGAAATCCAACAGAGTCAACAGGCAGACGGGCCAGACGTTTCATTTTTCTCCGTTCTCAAGAAAACAGAAACAGGTCCTGACCTGGTGGTGTAAAGAATCTCCGGTTCATGATATGGACGGAGTTATTGCCGATGGAGCAATCCGATCAGGAAAAACAATCAGCATGTCTTTATCATTCGTTATGTGGGCCATGAGTACATTCACTGGCCAGAACTTTGCCATGTGCGGAAAGACTATAGGATCCTTCCGGAGAAATGTTCTGTTCTGGCTGAAGCTGATGCTTCGGTCAAGAGGATATTCCATCACGGATCACAGGGCAGACAACCTTCTGACCATCCGAAAAGACGGAAAAGAAAATTATTTCTACATCTTCGGTGGCAAGGATGAAAGATCTCAGGATCTTATCCAGGGAATCACCCTGGCCGGCGTGTTCTTTGATGAAGTTGCCCTGATGCCGGAATCTTTTGTGAACCAGGCAACAGGCCGATGCTCTGTAAAAGGTTCAAAGTTCTGGTTTAACTGCAACCCGGATGGCCCGTATCACTGGTTTAAACAGAACTGGATAGATAAATCTACCGGATATCTGGGAAAAGAAGAAACTGCCCGGAGGATGCAGCAGGCGGCCGCGGAGGGGAAAGATCCCGGTCTGAAAGATATTCTGTATCTTCACTTCACTATGGATGATAACCTGTCCCTGGATGAAGAGATCAAAGCCAGATACAGGAGTATGTACGTTGGAGTATTTTTCAAACGTTACATTATGGGACTGTGGGCGGCAGCAGAGGGAATCATCTACGACATGTTTGACGAGAACAAACATGTCCAGCATATCAAAGATTTCTATCAGCTGCTGGTCAACGGGAACAGGTATGTTTCCTGTGACTATGGTACACAGAACGCAACGGTATTCCTGCTATGGAATAAAGGAACCAACGGAAAATGGTACTGCATCCGGGAGTATTACTATTCCGGAAGAGACAAAGGTAAACAGAAAACAGATTCAGAATATGCAGACGACCTGAAAGTGTGGCTTGATGGGACCAAGATCAAAGCGATCATCGTGGATCCATCGGCCGCTTCTTTTATTGCAGAACTCCGGAAACGGGGATATAAGGTCCTGAAAGCCAACAATGATGTTCTGGATGGAATCCGGCTGGTTGGAATGCTTCTGAACCTGGAGAAGATTGTCTTTGCTTCTTCCTGTAAAGAAACCATAAAAGAATTTGCTTCTTACATCTGGGATGAGAAAGCTCTGGAAAGAGGAGAAGACAAACCGGTGAAACAATTCGATCATTGTTGTGACGCTGTGAGGTACCTATGCAGCACCATAATCGGCAGAAAAGCAGCACGTTTCCGAGAGATAAGGAGGTGAGAAAAATATACACATTTACAATACCGAGAGAAAGTTTCGATGAGTTAAATCCGGATAAGCAGGTGATCCGTCAGCTGATCAGCAAACACATCAGTAAGGTGGACCGGCTGAAGAAGAATATGTCCTACTACGAAGGAAAGCACAAGATCCTGGATGAGACCAAACGGGAAAACCGCCTGGTGTGCAATCATGCAAAAGATATCTCTGATACAGCCAGTAGCTATTTCATCGGCAACCCAGTGACTTATAAATCTGAGGGAGACATCAAGCCTCTTACAGATGCACTGGAGCTGGCCGGAGCAGATGAGACAGACGGAGACAACGGTCTGGAGGCATCCATCTACGGCCTGGCTTACGAATATGTCTATGTGAAGGAAAATGAGAACAACCTGCAGACCAAGAACCTGTCTGCGGAAAATACCTTCATGGTAAAAGACGACAGTATAGAGGAAAACGAACTCTTTGCTGTCTATTATTATATCCGGGAAGATGATTCCGGGAAGCTTCCGGACCACTATATGGCCACAGTGGTGACCACGAACTATAAGTACGAGCTGGACATCGAGAACAACAATACGATCCAGGTAACCACAGAGCCGGCGGTGCCCCATTATCTTGGTGAAATCCCGATCATTGAATACCTGAACAATAAACTGGCCATCGGAGATTTTGAACTGCAGATCCCACTGATCGATGCATACAATGCGCTGATGAGCGATCGTGTGACCGATAAGGAGCAGTTTATTGATGCAATCCTGGCTATCTATGGAACATTGCTGACCGATGAGGACGAACCGAACACTGAGGATGAAGACGAGAGCATCCGAAAGGCCAAAGCCCGTCTTAAAAAGTACAAGGTTCTTGAGATGCCGGACACAGCCAAAGCAGAGTATCTGACCAGGACTTTTGATGAAAACGGTGTGGAGATCCTTAAGAAAGCCATTGAGCAGGATATTCATAAGTTTTCCCACATTCCCTGTATGTCAGATGAAAGCTTCGGAGGGAACGTCAGTGGTGTGGCTATGGAATTTAAGCTCTTGGGCATGGAAAATATCACAAAGATCAAGACCAGATATTATAAAAAAGGTCTGAGAAAAAGAGTTCGGATATTCTGTAACTATCTGGCTTTGCATGGGATCAGCATCAATTCATCTGGGATCACGATGACATTCACCAGAGCATTGCCGAAAAATCTCCTGGAGATATCCCAGATTGTGGCAAATCTGTGGGGAAAGGTAAGCCGTAAGACCTTGCTTTCCCAGGTCCCGTTTGTGGATGATGTGGATGAGGAACTGAAAGCCCTGGAAACAGAGGAAGAAGAGAATCTGAAGCGGCAGCAGGAAGTCTTTGGACTGCAGGACAATACGCCACCGGAACAGGATCCCGGTGATAAGGAAAAAGTAGATGAGTAGGAAATACTGGGAGCAGAGATCTGCCTGGGATATGTATCAGTTTATGGAGGATGCAGAAGAGACAGCAGATCTCATTGCCAGAGTATACCGGAAAGCCTCTCTCCAGCTGGAATATGCCGCAAGAGATATCTTTGAAAAGTTCATGACAAAATATGGTCTGTCAGAAACAGAAGCCTGGCAGATCATAAATTCCATCCAGGATAAAAACTCCATTGATCAGCTGAAACAGGAACTCCAGAACCGGAAAAAGGACAGTGAGATTCTGAAACAGCTGGAAGCTCCGGCGTACCGTGCAAGAATGGAACGCCTGCAGGATCTTATGACACAGGTAGATGCAGTGATGCAGCAGGTATACCAGCAGGAGAAGCAGTTCGATACCAAACTTCTGGAACAGCTTGGAGAAAAAGCCTATTATTATTCCATCTATAACATGCAGAAAGAAACCAGCCTGGCATTCAGTTTCTCTCATGTGAGCAGGAAACAGATCGACCAGGCTCTGCAGATGAAATGGTCCGGAAAACATTTTTCAGGCCGTATCTGGCAGAACACACAGCAGCTTGCAGATTCCTTGAAGGATGAATTGCTGATCAGCCTCCTTACCGGCCGGACAGACCGGGAAACAGCGGAATCCATCCAGGCCCAGTGCGGAGGGGGAGCAAAGCAGGCCAGGCGATTGGTAAGAACAGAATCCTGTTACATGGCAGGAGAATTGACTGCACAGAGTTATATTGACTGCGGGATCAAGAATTATCGCTATGTGGCTGTGTTGGATCTTCGTACCAGTGAGATCTGTCGGGAACTGGATGGAAAGGTTTTTCCGGTGAAAGACCGAAAAGCCGGAGTGAACTATCCGCCCATGCATCCATATTGCCGCTCCACAACGATTTCTGTCATAGATGATAAAATCCTCAGAAACATGAAAAGAAGCGCCTACAACTCGGAAACAGGGCGTACAGAGATGGTTCCTGCGGATATGACCTATAAACAGTGGTATGAGAAATACGTCAAAGGAAATCCAAAAGCAGAAGCCCAGGAAAAGGCAGTCAAGAACGCTGCATCAGACAGGAAACAGTATGATCAGTACCGGGAACTCCTTGGAAAAGACATGCCGAAACATTTTGCAGACTTCCAGGAAATGAAGTATAATGATCCTGAGAAGTGGGAATTGCTCAGGACTTATGCTCGTTCGGTGAAGAACGGAATGATATCTCCACTGTCCGGTTTTAAGAATTATCAGAAGATCTATGATGAAATCAATGAAAAAGTTGTTGGAGTCAAAACTTCTGAGGGAACCGAAGTAACCAGACAGAGCAAACACTTCATGGAGAGAGTGATCGGAACCATGAAAGATCCTAAAACTGGACGACCACGATCGGGAGTATCGGTGGAAGGAATAAAGGATGCGCTGGAGAAACCGGCGAAGGTATTTCCTGTGAGAACGGATCCTGGTGGAGAAAAAAGTCAGAAATATATGGGCAGAAACGGAACAGTTTCAGTAGATCCAGATACGGGAGTTCTGATTCAATGTAATCCAACAGATTCAGATTATGTGAGGAGAATAAGAAATGGAAATGCGAAGATTTGAACTGACGAATGAACAAATTGAATTTCTTAAAGAAATGTATCCGGACAATGAACTTGTTCAGAGAGTACTGAGTCATGAAAACAATGGAGTATTTGAAGTAGATGTGGATACCAAAATTGATTTTATGGAGTACATGGAAGATGAGTCGGTATATTGGATGAATCCCCATCATGAGCCATCAGCAAAAACATATATGCTCGAATCAATAAGGGATGATATTTATTATCAGACCAACTGATACCACCAGTCAGAAATGGCCGGTGGTCTTTTTATACCCATTTTTAAGAATTGCGCCGGCGCCAACGGAGGGGAGGTGAAGAGAATGAAAGTAAAATGTATCAAAAGATACAGCGACATCTGCTTGAAAGAAATCGTCGAGAAGGGAACTGTTCTGGAAGTAACAGAAGACAGAGGGGCACATCTGATCAGCGAGGGTGTTGCAGAGATGGTAAGAGAAGCAAGGGCAGCAGTCAAAGGGAAGGAGTAGGTGATCCAATTATCTCCCGATGAGACGCAGGGTGAAGCGTCTTATTTTTTATGCCTTTTTCCGCCAGGCGTTAAAGAAGCGGATTCCACAAACTGAATGGCCCGGGCGTGAGAACGAATAGGCTGGGCAGAAAGGAAAAGACATGAGAAACAAAGTGTTCAAAGCAATGTGCAAAGTTCCGATGAACCTGCAGTTATTCGCAGAAGGCGGAGACGGTGCTGGGGCCGGTGAGGGCAATGGCGGCGGATCTGGCGAAGGTACAGGCGGTGAGGGTGGAGATAATCCTCCATCTTTTGATGACTTCCTGAAAACCGGCGGTAATCAGGCGGAGTTTGACAGACGTGTCCAGAAGGCAGTCAATACGGCAGTGACAAACGCACAGGAGAAGTGGCAGGCACTGACGGATGATAAGCTTTCCGAGGCTGAGAAGCTGGCCAAGATGACCAAGGAAGAAAAAGCACAGTACATGCAGAAGAAAAAAGAAAAGGAACTTTCCGACAGGGAGGCAGCAGTAACCAGAAGTGAGCTCATGGCAGAAGCCAAGAACACACTGTCAGATGAGGGACTTCCGGTGGAACTTGCAGAAGTACTGAATTATACAGATGCAGATGCCTGCAAGAAATCCATGGAAACTGTCAAGAGAGCATTCCAGACTGCAGTTGAGAAAGCAGTCGATGAGAAGCTGAAAGGAGGCAAGCCTCCGAAAAAAGCACCAGGAACAAATACACAGGAAGCCCTTGAAAAGCAGGTTTACAATGCGATGATGGGTATTTTTTAAAGGAGAGTGAATAAACAATGGCAATCAATACTTTAACAACAGCCACCTTATTTATGACACAGCTTGATAAGATCGCTGTCCAGGAAGCAACCACTGGCTGGATGGATGCCAATGCCGGTCAGGTGATCTATAACGGTGGATCTGAAGTAAAGATCCCGAAAATGAGCGTTCAGGGAATGGGCGACTATGACCGTGAGGCTGGATACCAGCGCGGCTCCGTTACCCTGGAGTACGAGACCAGAAAAATGACACAGGACCGTGGCCGTCTCTTCCAGCTGGATCCGATGGATATCAATGAGGCAAACTTTATCCCGACTGCCGGCGCAGTTATGGGAGAGTTCCAGAGGACACAGGTAGTTCCGGAGATCGATGCGTACCGTATCAGCAAGCTGGCTACAGAAACACTCACTGCAGATAAAGCAGGAATGATCGGAGAATCTTATGTACCGGGAACTGCTTCTACATCTGCTCTGCGTAAGCTGAAAGAAGGGATCAAAGCGGTAAGAGAAAACTATAACGGAGCTCTTATCTGCCAGGCAACACCGGACTTTATTATGGAGCTGGAACTGGAACTTGCGGGCAAGATCACTGCAGTGACCTTCTCTAAAGGTGGAATTCAGACACAGGTTCCTTCTGTAGATGGTGTACCGCTGGTTTCCACACCTTCCAACCGTATGTACACAGCTATCAAGATCAATAACGGTAAAGATAGCGGACAGGAAAAAGGCGGATATGAAAAAGGAACCTCCGCAAAGAACCTGAACTTCTTCATCTGTCCGGTAACCACGCCGATCGCTGTGACAAAACAGGACATCATGCGTATCTTTGATCCGACAACAAACCAGAAACTGAACGCATGGCAGATGGATTACCGCCGTTTCCATGATATGTGGATCCTGGATAATAAACTGGATTCCATCTATCTGAGCATCCAGGAGGCGAAAGCATGAGGCTGATCCGTAAAAATGTAGAAAGAGAAGCGGAAGGATCTGCAGCAGAAAAGCTGATCAGTGATGGCTTCACACCGATGAAAGAAGCCACACCAGACACGGTACCGGAAGAGAAAATCGGTAAGGATATCGAGGACATGACAGTTGAAGAACTGAAAACTCTTGCAAAAGAGAAAGGACTGACCGGCGTATCCTCCCTGGCAAAAGCGGACCTTCTGGCAATCCTGAAAGGGTGATACGATGGCATCAGCAGAAGATATCAAAAAGCTGAAGATCCTGACCGGAGAAAAGAATGAGGAACTTCTGTCGGTCCTTCTGGATGAAGCTGAAGCTTTCGTGCTGTCCTACACCAACCGCAAACAGTTAAGGACCGGGCTGGAAAAAGCAGTCCGGGACCTTGCTGTGATCGCTTTGAACCGGATGGGAACAGAGGGGGAAAAGTCAAGAAGTGAGGGTGGAGAGAGTTATACCTTTGAGGATGCACCGAAACAGATCTACGACACACTGAACCGGTATCGCCTGGCCAGAGTAGGAGGAAAGACTTATGAGGCTGAGAAGAAGCAGACTTGAGGAATTTTTCCATAAGAAAATGACGGTAAAGAAAGATAAGGAAGGCAGTACCAGCGAGGAATATGGTGCTGCCTCTTCTGTTACCGGAGAAAGCTGGCCGGCATCCGGAAAAGTACAGGCTGAGCAGTACGGCCAGAGACTGAATTATATCCGGAATATCCGGATACAGGGAAGCTATAAGATCCAGACGGATGAAAAAGGCCGGCTGCATTATATCCTGGAAGATGGAACGGATATAGAGGAACGGGACGGGATTTGTCTATATGTGACAGCAGATCAGCTTCCAGACTATCGGATCATATCCATCAAACCATATCGTTTCCTTACCATGGAGGTGGAAAAGATATGAGTGTAAATGGATTTGAGGAAGTGGAGAAAGCTTTGCAGGAGGTGTCCGAGTTGGACACCCGGCAGGCAGTTGGAGAAGCCATCCAGTTTGTACGGTCAGCAGCAGTTGAGAATTGCCATGCAGATACCGGAGAACTCCGGCAGAGCATTTTTGCGGAAACCACAGAGGAAGAAAACTCTGTCACAGGGATCTGCTGGACAGACAAAGCTTATGCTCCATACATAGAGTTCGGAACCGGACCAAAAGGCCAGGAGAAACATGCAGGTATCTCTCCGGAAGTAACTCCGGTCTATACTCAACAGCCATGGTGGATCCATGAAAGCCAGATAGACAGAAGAGTGGCTGAAAAGTACCGTTGGCCATATATAGACACTCCAGATGGAAGATTCTACAGATGTAGCGGAAATCCGGCCTATCCGTTCTTGTATCCGGCTATGAAGGATAACGAAGAACAGATCTTAAAGATGCTGGGCGGAAGCCTTGCGTCAGATTTGGAGGATATATGAAGAATGTAAAAGATCAGGTGTACGCGGCACTGTGCACGGTGTCCGAAAATGTTTCAGATGCCTATCCACGTTCCTGGGCGGAGGGCTCAACGATCCAGTATACCGAAGAACAGAACGATGTATACGAAGCCAGCTCCGATGCTGAAGGAATGAGAGAGGATAAAGCCCTTGTAAGATACCGGATCGATATCTGGAACAATCACAGCACTTCAGAAGCAGCTCTGCAGGTAGATGAAGCGATGAAAGTGACAGGCCTGAAACGGATCGCATGTGCAGATGTGCCGGATCCGTCAGGGATGAAACATAAACAGATGCGCTACGAAGGGATCATTGATATGGATTCTGACAGCGTGTACTGGAGATAAGGAGGAATAGAGATGTTAGCAAATGGAGCAACATTAGGTTACAGAAAACACATAGCTGGAGAAAACTCTGCAGCTTACACAGATCTTCCAGGACTGAAAGAGATCCCGGAAGTCGGAGTGGAACTGGATAAGGAGGAAAACACCTGCCTTACAGATCCGCACAAGATGTACGAGGAAGGCATTGGAGACCTTCCGGATATGAAGTACAAATGGAAGTACGACAACAGCAAAGCCGGAAGCCCGTACAGGCTTATGAGAGATGCAGCAGACAAAAAAGAGATCTGGGATTTCCAGGAAAAAACAAAAGATGGAACAGTTACCGAGTTTACTGCACAGTTTTCCGTAAAACGTACAGGCGGTGGAGTAAATGGAGTGATCGAGTTTGAGACGACCATGGCCGTACAGTCTGAGATCAACCAGACAGATCCGGCGTAAGGAGGAATAAAAGATGATGAATTTTGAAGGTATTCAGGATCTGGGCGGAGCTTCTGCCCAGAATGAGACACAGACTCCGGAGGAAAAAGTAGTCAATCTGGAGGAGCAGAAGAAAAAGAGACAACCCTTTGCTTATTGGAATGTAGGTGGCAGGAGTTTCAAGATGAAACTGAAAGCTTCCGGGATCGGACGCCTGGAAAATAAGTACAGACAGAATCTCATGAATATGATCGATGATATTCCGCCGCTTTCTGTGATGCTGACGATCATCCAGGAAGCAATGTCTCCGTGGGAGCATGGGATTGATTATCAGGATGTGCAGAAGCTGTATGACGCATGGATCGATGAAGGGAACAGTCAGCTGGAGCTTTATCAGAAGATTTTGATCCCGCTCATGGTGGTATCGGGTTTTTTACCGGAGAAGACAGCGGCATCCCTTCTGGAGGAAATCGAGAACGCCTGATGTCAGAACAGCTCGCAGAGCTGTATCCGGTAGCTCTTGAGATGGGGATCCCGGTGGAAATATTCTGGAACCTTTCTGTAAATGAGATATTCGATACTTTGGCAAATATAAGAAGGCGGCTGCTCAGAGAAGAAAAGCAGCGGATCATGGATAATTTCATCCAGGCCCAGGCCATAGCAGTAGATATCTCAGCGTTATTTGCCAAAGATGGCAAGATAGCCCATCCCTGGGATTATTATCCGGAACTGTTTGAAAAAGAACAGAAGGCATACGAAGAAGCAGAGGAAGCCCGCCAGTGGGAAGAGTACATGGAAAAAAGAAGGGCGTACAACGCCGAATGGAACTATAGACATAATCATTAATTTGTTGAGAAAAAGAGAGGAGGTGAGACCATGGGAGATACACTTCATAAGATGCAGGTGATAATTGAAGCTACAACAGAACCATTGAAAAAAGGGATGGAAAACAGCCGGCGGGAAGTAAAGAAAAGCGTTGAAGAAATCCAGAAGGAAACTGAGAAAGTAAAGAATCCGTTCAAGGGGATGGAAAGCAAGGCGCTGCAGCCGGTAAGGAATACTCTGAATAAGATCAGGGAAATGCTCAGCAGGAATCCTGTGAAAAATTTCCAGATCAAGGCAGGCATCAAAGTTCCAACGGAAGAGTATCAGCAGCTTCAGGAAAAAACAATGAAAGCTCAGAAGCTGCTGGATGGGTTACAGGAAAAAAAGCAGAAATTTGAAGGTTCAGGGAAATCAAAAGAAAACCAGCAGTGGCAAAGTCTTGCGTATGACATTGAACATGCCAAAAAGAAGCTTACTGAATATAAAACAGCGGCAGCAGGAATGAGAAAATCAGGAACTGCGTTTGAAGAAAATCCAACGGATGAATATCTTAATATCAAAAACAGCATCAAGGCGGCAAATGAACAGATAAGGAAATATGAGGCAAAGGGAGATAAATTAGAAGCCACAGGTGTAAAAAAAGAAAGTAAACAGTGGCAAAGTCTTGCGTATGACATTGACCAGGCTTATACGCAGCTATGGGAATATGAGGATAAGGCAAAAGAACTGGAAAAATCAGGTAAGGCGACAAAAAAAGTACCTACAGAGGAATACAAAAAACTGAAAGAGGATATTTCACGAACGCGGCAAGAGCTGGAAAGATATCAAGAGAAGGAAGAAAAACTACAGGCGTTGGGAGTTTCCAAAGAGAGTCAGGAATGGAAAAAACTGAAGAACGATATTGCATCCGCGCAAAGAACGGTAAACGAATATCAGACTGAAGCTGCAAAAATGCAGAAGAACAACACAGACGTAAAGCGGCCGGTATCTCTTCCGAGACAGGCATTGAACTTTGGAACAGGAATTTTCAAAGGAATAGGAACAACTGTTTCAAAGGGCTGGGGAGGCTTTACAAAACTTCTGGGAGGTGTTGGAAACATTGCATCTTCCTTTACCGGTGTGATCCGGAAATGCTCCGGTGCTTATGCTGCACTGATCCAGAAGTTCACATCCGGAATCCCGTTTCTTAACAGGACAAAATCTTCATTCAATGGTCTGGGAACATCCGGACAAGGCTTGGCAGGTATACTGAAGACGATCGGAATGACTGCAAAATTTATGTTTGCAAGTTTTGTGATCCGTGGCGCAGTGGACGGGGCAAAGCAGGGAATGCAGAACCTTGCCCAGTACAGCGGAGAGACAAACAGAAGTCTTTCACTTCTGATGTCTTCTCTGACACAGCTTAAGAATTCCCTTGCAACAGCCTTTGCACCAATTCTGAATGTAGTAGCACCGATCCTGAACAGCTTTATCCAGAAGGTGATCAGTGTAGTAAATGCCATAGGCCAGCTGATGGGAGCCCTCACAGGCAAAACCACCATGGTCACGGCTAAGAAAGTCAATCAGGATTATGCTGCAAGTCTGAACAGCACATCAACAGGTCTGAAGAATAATGCAAAGAACGCGGATACGGCATCAAAAGCGGCAAAACAATATCAGCGTACTCTTCTGGGATTCGACCAGATCAACAAGCTGAACGATGATTCAGACAGCTCCGGATCAGGAGGAACAGGAAGTGGAACGGATACATCACCGCTTGGTGGCGTTAATGATATGTTCCAGACAACGGCCATCAAGAGCCGTTTCAAAGATCTCGCAAAACTGATCAAAGATTCCTGGAAGTCCGGTGATTTTACAGAACTTGGCGCCATGGTCGGCAATAAGCTCAACGAAGCACTGGAACGTATTCCGTGGGGTAAAACCCAGAATACCTGTAACAAGATTGCAAAAAGCATTGCCACTTTTCTGAATGGCTTCATTGAAGCTGCGGATTGGAAATTAGTTGGTAATACATTCTCTAAGGGACTGAACACAGCCTTTGGATTTGCAGATACCTTTGCAAAGAATTTCCACTGGAACAGTCTTGGGAAAGCTATCGGAGATGGAGTCAATGGTGCTCTTGAAGGCCTTGACTGGAACCTGATCAAAGGAACCGTACATGATACTGTATTTGGCTTGGTAAGCACACTGAATACAGCGATTGCGACAACCAATTGGAGTGTAGTTGGAAAAACAGTTGGAGAGTGCTTTAACACACGACTGGAAGCACTTTATACCACAGTTCATAACTTTAACTGGAGAGGCTTGGGCACTGCACTGGCTGATCTTGTAACCAACACGGTCAAAACCATTGATACAGGAAAAATAGGACAGACCTTATCCGATGGTATAAAAGGTTTTTTTGATTTTGCAATCTCAGCAATCGAGCACATGGATTGGTGGTCCATGGGGGACACCATCTATAACAAAGCAAAAGATCTGCTGGTAAACATTGACTGGAACGGCATTGCCGACAGAGTTTTTGAAGCGATTGGAGCTGCATTTGGAGGTTTTGCCGCATTTATTGGCAGTATCTTTAAAAATGCAGTTGCAGATGCAAGGAAGTATATTATAAAGCATTTCACAGAAACTGGAAAATTCACCTGGGAAGGCTTTAAAAATGGTGTTGTGCAGTCATTTAAAGATATAGGAACCTGGATCAAGGCACACATTTTTAAACCATTCATAAACGGATTCAAAAAAGCTTTCGGAATCCATTCACCATCAACAGTCATGCGTACGCAGGGCGGATATGTTATATCTGGCCTGTTCAATGGTATGAAAGCAGGATTGCCAGCTGTACTGTCTTGGATTGCTAAAATCCCAGGGCAGACAAAAGAGAAACTTGGAAATGCCAAAACATGGCTACGTGGGAAAGGAAATGCTGCGGTCATCGGTCTGAAAAATGGCTGGGAAGCTGTAAGGGAATCAACATTCCTGAGCAGAGTAAAGAAAATCGGTTCTCAATCTTTCAATGCTATCGGAGATATCAAAAGCAAGGTAACGCCGAAAGGCAGGGATATCATAAGCGGAATGAGAACCGGCCTGAACAACAACTGGAGCTCTTTATCAGGGCAGTTAAACAGTATACCTGGAAAAGTAGCAAATGCGATTCCGAGTTTATACAATGTTGGCCAGAATGTTATACAGACTTTTGCAAATGGATTTTCAAGCATCCATATCCCTATGCCACATATTGGCTGGGATTGGGAAGGTGGATCTATAAAAATCGGTAACTTCAAATTTTCATTGCCACGTTTTAATCTGAGCTGGTACGCAAATGGCGGATTCCCTGGTATGGGAGAAATGTTCGTGGCAAGAGAGTCCGGACCGGAGCTTGTCGGAAGGATGGGAAACCGTTCTGCGGTGGCAAACAATAATCAGATCATTGCCGGAATCCGCGCAGGTGTATTTGAAGCAGTTGTGAATGCTTTTGAGAGCATGCAGGGCAGAAATGATCGTGGACAGGAACTCCACATCTATCTGGAAGGCGATGCAAAGAAATTGTTTAAGGTGATCCGCCAGGAAGGAAACAACTATCAGAAACAGACCGGAAATCCGGTATTTGGATAAGGAGGCGGTAAAGTGACAGATGATATCATTATTGACGGAGTTACGATGCCGACTCCGGCCCTTGGGGGCTTGACAATAAAAAAGGAAAAAATCTGGTCAAATAATACAGGGCGTGTAGCGAATGGTGATATGGTAGGCGATCTTATTGCTGTTAAATATACGTTGGAAATTACATGGCCTATGTTAAGCAGAGCGGATGCTGCCAAGATCGATGCAGCAATCAGCCCTGCTTTCTTTAATGTGACATTTACGGATCCTGGAAGCAATTCCCGGATAACAAAGAGATGCTACTCAAACACACCATCCTATCCGGTATACAGTTATGTGGACGGTGTGAAAACATATAAAGGAGTAGGGGCGACACTGATCGGAAAATAAGGAGAACAGAACAATGAAAATGCAAAACAAAGAAATTGTAGACTTTTTAAATACTTGCGTATCTATGAAAAATAAGAGCTTGCCAGTTCGTCTGGCGTATGCGATTAAGAAGAACGTGGCAGCAGTCCAGGAGGCTGCGTCAGCTTACACCGCGGAACGGGAAGAATTGATCCGCAGATACGCCAAGAAAGATGAAAATGGTGAGATTATGACGGAAGACGACTGCTATATCATGGAAGACAAAGAAAGATTTGGGAAGGATATGAGTGAACTTCTGAATATTGAGACCGAGGTGGAGATTCATACTGTTTCCATCTCAGTAGTTGAGAAATGTGACGAAGATTCGAAATATGATTCACTGACCATGGCTGAACTAGATGTTATTGATTTCATGCTGACAGAGTAAGGAGGCGGTCCTGTGTATCAGTCAACAGCTGCATTCGGAACCCTGGTACAGCAGGATTCCAGAACATTTAAGTGTTTACTCACCTATGGAGAAACATCCATCACAACCGTACGAAGTATCAAGTTCACCGGTGGTTCTGAAGGAGAAGACGATTTCTCTCTGGGTTCTACCATGTCACAGTACATAGAAGTGGCGATTCCTGGCAAAGGACTGGTAGTTGAAGGAACAGAAATGCTCCTTCAGATTGGTATGGATGTGAATGGAAAAACAGAATATATCCCCATGGGATATTTTACGGCAGGAAAGCCCCAAAAAGCAGATGATCAGATCACGTTCACCGCATATGACCGCATGATGAAGACGGAAAGAACGTTTTCCATGAGCGGATCTAACACAGACACTGTGAATGTGCTGAAAAAGATAGCAGAGATCACAGGGGTTCCGGTCACAACGGCCGGGTTTACGGCGATATCTATGAAAGTCCCGAAAGGGTATAGCTGCAGAGAAGTTCTTTCCTACGTGGCACAGCTTCATGGAAGCTTTGCCGTGTGCAACCGCAAAGGTCAGATTGAACTGCATACATATGCAGATTCCGGATACAAAGTGAAGCCGGGACGGTACTGGGGAAACTTTGAACATAACGATTATGCTTTTAATGTGACTAGAATGGTGTGTGCCACCGGAGAGGATAAGAACGGAACAAGTATTTCGATAACTGCAGGTTCTGGAACAAGAAGTATATCACTGTCAAATCCGTTTATGACACAGGCAGTACTCAACAAGATCCTGGCATCTTTCAAAAATTTCTCATATATGCCAGGTACATTGAAAATGCTGGGAGATCCACGACTGGACCCTTGGGATATCCTGACTGTGGAAGATCTGTCTGGAAATACATACAAGGTTCCTATCATGAAACTGGAATGGGAATACGATGGCGGTCTTACATATTCAGTTGAAGCTGTCGGCCTGTCAGAAGAAGAAACCAACGCAGATTATAAAGGACCGCAGACAAAAGAAATGGAACGGTATTACGCACAGTTGGTAATGATTGACAGGGCGATGATCAACAAACTGGATGTGGAGACTGCAAAAATTACGTATGCATCTATTAAGGAACTGGATGTAGTTAAAGAGAATGTTGAGGAAATTAATGCTAAAAAAGCAAACATAGACCTTGCCAATGTAAATAATGCATGGATTGAAAAAGGCGTACTGAAGGACGGATCCATTGGCTCAGCAGCAATCCATGAAGGAGCTGTAACGAACGCTAAGATTGCTGATGCGACGATTGAAGCAGGTAAAATCAAGTCTCTCAATGCAGATTCTATAGTAGCCGGTACGATTAAGACTGAGCGTCTTATTATCACCGGTCCGGACGGTCAGGATTCCATTGTCAAAGCAATCAATATCGCAAATGGCGTATCTGAAGCAGAAGTGAATGGCCAGAAGATCCAGGCTGCTTCTATAGATGTCGTTGACCTGTCTGCATTCCAGGCTAAGATTGCCCAGTTTGATATGAGTCAAAATGCCATCTATAGTGGCAAGCTGGCTATTAACGATCCAACAAGCGGTGTTTATATTTCCACCACCGGTCTTGGGCTTGGCGACGGAGCTCTTACAAGTAAGAAAGAATCTCCAATCCAGATGTATGCTGATGGTGTATTTAAACTTAAAGGCAAAAATTCATCGTTGGAATTTAATCCGGTGACAGATATGTTGGATATTAATGTCAGCAATTTCCGGATTGGTTCAAAAGAAGCAGCCACAGTAGATAACACAGTCAAATCAACACTCGAACAGTTTTATTCATCCACATCCCCAACATCATTAGTTGGCGGTTCTTGGAGTAATAGCCAGCCCGCATGGACAGAAGGTAAGTATATTTGGAGACGAAATTTCGTAACCTACGGAGATGATCGTACCGAATTCACGCCTTCTGAAAACGGAGTATGTATAACAGGAAATACCGGGGCTCAGGGAGCTCGCGGACCACAAGGTGCTACCGGAGCGAAAGGTGAGACTGGAGCTCAGGGGCCCAAGGGTGCTACAGGCGCGACAGGTCCGCAAGGCCCAACTGGACCTCAGGGTCCACAAGGCGTACAGGGTGTGAAAGGTGCTGATGGTAAAACATATTATACGTGGGTCAAATATGCTGATTCACCTACTTCTGGCATGTCCGATAATCCAAGTGGCAAGAAGTATATCGGCTTCGCGTATAATAAAACAACAGGAACCGAAAGTACGAACTATTCAGACTATTCTTGGTCACTGATCAAGGGCGATAAAGGAGACAAAGGTGACAAAGGATCAACTGGTAACACCGGACCTCAGGGTGCTACAGGTAATGGAATTAAGTCGATAACTTATTATTATGCTAGAACGACGTCTCAGACCGCACCTAGTACTGAAAACATCACATCGACTACAATGCCTGCTCTTGATGCTACGAATAAGTATTTATGGCAGAAAGAGGTTATCGCATATACAAATGGTCAATCTCAAACCACAGTTTTATTATTAGCTGTTTATGGAAATACCGGAGCAACCGGACCTAAAGGTGATAAAGGAGCTACTGGCCCTCAGGGACCACAGGGCGTCCAAGGGGTGAAGGGCGAGACTGGGGCTAAGGGAGATCGCGGACCTCAGGGTGCTACTGGTCCGACTGGCAATGGCATAAGTAAAATAGCTGAACATTATGCCGTATCTACATCTAATACTACAGCACCAACGGCTTGGAGTGCCACAGTACCAACGATGACCGATACCAATAAATATCTCTGGAATTATGAAACGCTTACCTTCACTAACGGATCAACAGCAGATACAGCAAAGCGTGTCATAGGTGTGTATGGAGATAAGGGTAATACTGGTGCAAAGGGAGATAAGGGTAATACTGGTGCTACAGGGGCTGCTGGTAAAAGTATCGGCTCAGTAATTAATTATTATTTAGCTACAAACGCGTCGTCTGGAGTAACTACAAGCACAGCAGGTTGGACGACTGCAGTTCAGTCAGTTTCTTCCAGTAAGAAATACCTGTGGAATTACGAAGTCATTAAATATACTGACGGAAGTGTTGCTAGTACATCTGCGCCATGTATTATCGGGACTTACGGAGACAAAGGTGATACCGGACCTCAGGGACCCAAAGGAGACAAAGGCGCTACTGGAGCTCAGGGACCAAAGGGAAACACTGGCTCTACTGGTCCTCAGGGTGTGAGCGTTACCGCCATCAAAGATCAGTGGTATAAATCAACGTCAAATACTACTCAGGCCGGTGGTTCATGGTCCGATACTCAACCAAACTGGGAATCTGGAAAACATATTTGGACAAGATCGCACATCACATTCAGCAATGGCAACACAACTACGACGAATCCTGTCTTGGCAAACGCAATCAATAACGCCAACACCAACGCTAGTAATGCTTTATCCACAGCCAATACAGCAAATGGCACGGCAAATACCGCGAAAAATACTGCCGATAGTGCGAATAATAAAATCGACAATCTGAAAATCGGTGGAAGAAATTTAATTCCCATAGAGATGATCAAAAGTAATGGGTTATCAACATTTTCTTATGATAAAGCATCGAACACCTGGACTTGTGTGGCCCCGATTGGTTCCAATTCATGGGGTCGAGGAATTTATTTCGACCCTGGTGTGAAGAAAATCTATATCCCACGAGGATACACATATATAATCAGTCTGGAAGTAAATCCTGAAGTCGCCTGCAGTTGGAATGCCGATGTAAATAATGGTTATGATGGAATGCCGAGCGGAACCGGTAATGACAACGATAACACATCATTGCGTAAGAATTCAGTTCAGTCATTAGTAGCGAATAAATGGCAAAGAGTATGGTTCTCATATACACCCAAAACAAATGTTTCGTACGATATATTTGACGCTTCAACAAACTGGGGTATCGTTACTACAAACGCAAAATCTCCAATCAAATTCAAGATTCGAAATGTGAAAGGCGAGTTCGGAACGGTTCCGACAGACTGGACGCCTGCACCTGAAGACTCCCTTGAATCAGTAGACGTGGAATATTATCTTTCTACATCACAAACATCCCTATCGGGCGGCTCCTGGTCCACCACAGCTCCGACATGGGTGAACGGTAAGTACATGTGGTCCAGGACTGTAAAAACCGATGGCGCTGGTAACAAAACATATTCGCCAAGTCAAAATGGAGTTTGTATAGCTGGAGCAAAAGGTGATACTGGACCACGTGGTCCACAAGGTGCTACAGGCGCAACGGGGCCACAAGGCGCAACGGGTCCGCAAGGCCCAACTGGACCTAAAGGAGATAAAGGTGCAACTGGCTCTCAAGGTCCTACAGGAGCGTCTGGCAAAGGGATTAAATCTACAGCTATAACATATCAGTTATGTGCATCACAGACCACTGCGCCGACGGGGACGTGGCTTGGATCACCACCTGCTATAGATATTTTCAAACCATTTTTATGGACAAGAACTGTTACCACCTACACAGATAACACAACATCAACAGCATATAGTGTAAGTAATACGTCAAACAATGTAAGGATACATTCCGTGCCTGGTAATGGTAACACTAACATGTATGTTAAATTCGCCACGTTGACTGTAGCATCACAATATATCAACACTCCTATAACATTCAAACTTGTTAGTAGGGGGTGGGAAACATCAAACGTTCAGATAATGTTCAAATCCATCAACAATTACGACCCTGGCTTGGATTGGTTTCGAGCTGACGGTACAGTGCCATTATGGATAAAGAAGTCGGGTACTGGAAAATGGGAATTGTACATGCAAAAAAACGAACCGTGGGGCAGCTGTAATATTTATAACTTCTTTGAATCAGACCGACATGTTGATATATTGTGGACTACCGATCAAGTAGCGGCAATTCCGAATGGAGCTGTAAAAGTAGCTTTATTATCGGCTGATGCAAACGCAATATCTCGTATCTCCGCGGCCGAGACTGAAATCTCAAATAACAAAAAGCAGATTGCTCTTAAAGCATCTCAAACGGAAGTCACTAATCTCAAAGGTGCACTTGGCGACTTGAGCGTGTATACCAATAAAAAGACCACGATGGTACAGAGCGTCACGGGGTGGCAGTATACCTGGGATACAGTAATCAGCACGAAAAATGCTGAGATTGCTAGCCATAAAGACTATATTACTTTCGATAAAGGTAACATTATCCTTGGTGACTCCGCCAGTGCATCCAAACTTAAACTTACAAAAGATTCCATCCAGTTCAAAGGCACCAGCGACACCGCCATAAAACCAGATTCCGATGCAACTGCCTGGATCACAGGAAAGGTATTCCATATCAATTCCGGAGAGATTGAGAGCAGCTTGAAGTTTGGAAAGGTTTTAATGAAACCGACTAAAAATGGAATTCAAATCGGAAATAAGGCTGAATTTGGCGAACGAGTACGAATAGGATACCCATTAAGCAGTAGCTCTCAATATATTTATTCAGATTGTCCGCTTGTAGTTGGAAGTAATTCGGGTGTTGAAGATGATTTTCCCTGGTTCGCAGTTGACGATGGCTATGCATTTGTTAAAAACGGAATAGCAACGCCAGGTGATTTTACTATTAAATTCGGCGAATATACTATGAATCGTCCCGACGGTGGTCGTTTCAACGGTACATTTAGACCATATTTCCGTGCTGACGACGTAATAAATATGGAGTTTTATGTAATAGGATATGTTACATCAGGTAAACAGGAAATCATATTTTTAATTCCGTTTTCCCGACCAATTATGACCAAACCAGTTTCGATATCAAGTATAAACGGACTCACGATTCGACAAAATGGAAAGTATATATATAACTCGACTGTTTCAAAACCTATAAAACCGGCATCTTATACAGCTGCGGTTATAGGAGGGGGTAACGGATTGAATGTTAAAGCTAAAATAGCAATTGGTAGTAATGGTTTTACTGACACTGATATTAAGAACATTGTAAATAATGATACTTGCGCTATCACGGCAAGTATAAAAATCACATTCAGCTAAAGGAGAATCAAAATGGCATTAAAAAAGAAGGTAGTCCAGGATGATGGCGTAATTACCGAATATCATCGTATTTTATACGTTCAGTCAACAACAAACAGTCATTGCTCTGTTGCTGTGATTTCCTTGGTTTCAGAAGAGATCAGGGATAAACAGCTCGCGGGAGAAATTCAGCAGCCTTATCAGAAAATTGTCACCTATGAGACAACTGAATATGATGACTTAACCATCGAAAAAGCTTACGAATATCTCAAAACCCTTCCGGAGTTCGAAGGAGCGGAAGATGTTTTCGAAGATAAGAATAACAGTGTTTGATTGAAAGGATAGAAAAGATTTATTTATGAAGATCAGAGCCGAGCCGTAACAGGCTCTTTTATTTTACAGAAAATTGCGCCGGCGCAACAGCCGGAGAAAGGGAAAATAATGAAAGAAAATCACATCAAAGCAATTTTTACAGCTATCTTTGCACTGATCAGTTCCGTACTGGGGGTACTGACAGTGCCAGTCCTCCTTATGGTGGCCTGCAATGTTCTCGACTATGCCACAGGTCTTATGGCATCTACATACAGAGCTGAGGATATCAATTCATATAAAAGCATTCGTGGAATCATGAAAAAAGTGAGCATGTGGCTCCTGGTGATTGTAGGAGCAATCATTGATCAGCTTCTTTTATATGCTTCCCAGACTGCAGGCATCACTTTACCATTTACATTCCTGGTGGCCTGCATTGTGGCAATCTGGATTATCTGCAACGAGATCATTAGTATCCTGGAGAATATCAAAGATATGGGAGTAACAATTCCAACATTTCTGATTCCGCTTGTAACACATGTAAAGTCTCAGGTGGAAGATAAAGTTAATATCAATCCAGAAAACGAAGATTCAGAGGGCGAGTGATCGTCCTCTTTTTGATTGAAAGGAGAAAACGATGAAAGAAATGGAAGTTTTTAAGAATGCAGAGCTTGGCTCAGTACGTGTTGTAATGGTATACGAGGAGCCATATTTTGTTGGAAAAGATGTGGCAGAGATTCTCGGGTATTCAAATGCCAGTAAAGCACTTGCTGATCATGTGGATGATGATGACAAACTCAATAACGAATCGTTATCGAGTTTAGGACAGCGTGGAGGATGGATTATTAATGAATCTGGTCTTTACAGCTTGATTCTTTGCAGTAAGCTCCCGTCAGCAAAACGTTTTAAAAAGTGGATCACATCTGAAGTATTACCTTCGATTCACAAACACGGCCTGTACGCCACAGACCAGGTGATCGACAACATCCTGAACAATCCGGATTTTGGCATCGAACTCCTTACAAGACTGAAAGAAGAACGCGTGGCCAGGGTAGAAGCAGAAAGAAAGAATGCCATCCTCATGCACGTAAACAAAACCTACACAGTAACTGAGATTGCCAAGGAACTGGGACTGAGATCCGCAACACAGCTGAATAGGATCCTGGCAGAGAAGAAAATCCAGTATCAGGTAAATGGTACCTGGGTGATGTATTCCAGATACAGTGATCAGGGATATGAAGAGATCAAGCAGGAAGTCCTGGATTCCGGAAGGGTGATCTATCACAGACGTATCACCCAGATGGGAAGAGAATTCATCCTGAGTTTATTCTAGGCAGCAGCCTGAGAGAGGAGAAAACATGTTGAAGATCATGGGAAAAACACAGGCCAGCATTGACCAGATGAGGGCCTACATTAAAAAAGTAAATCCGCAGGTGTCCGATTCGGTCACAAAGATGATTCCGTTATATATCACAGAAGGAGCTGCAGAAGGAGTTCGCGGAGATATTGCCTTCGCTCAGAGCTGCCTGGAGACAGGAAACTTCACATTTGCAGGTTCAGCAGTAACTCTCGATCAGAATAACCTCTGCGGTCTTGGTGTAACTAAAACCGGTATGAAGGGCAACAGCTTCAGAACACCGGCAGAAGGCATCCGTGCACAGATCCAGCACCTGCAGGCCTATGCCTGCACAGACAGATTGAAACAGAAATGCGTTGATCCACGCTATATCTACGTTAACAGAGGTTGTGCAGAAGATGTTGAGCACTTGGGTATCCAGGAGAATCCCAAAGGGCAGGGCTGGGCTTCCGGCCGGAATTACGGACAGAAGATCATCAACATTCTGAACAGCATATTATCAATTAAGACAGAGAAGGAGAATGATATTATGAATATCAATACAAGTTTTATCAGCAATAACAACAGCTATGCAGGTCAGACACCGGTGTATATTGTTATTCACAACACAGATAACTATGCAAAGGGAGCAAATGCAAAAGCACACGCAAAGGCCCAGCATGATGGAAATTTTAAAGGCTATTCCGCGCATGTATTCGTTGATGATACAGAAGCATACCAGGCGCTTCCGTACAATCGTGGAGCATGGCACGTGGGCGTCAACTACGGCGGTCGGCTGTTCGGTACTGTCAACAACAGAAATTCAGTAGGGATCGAGATGTGCGTCCAGGCAGGCTATAACTATGAGAAAGCTTTCCAGAATACAGTCCAGGTGTGCAAACAGCTTATGAAACAGCTGGGAATCCCGGCAGACAGAGTTGTGCAGCATTATGATGTATGTGCAAAGAACTGCCCGTCAGCAATCCGTGCAAAAGGTGACTGGAACCGGTTCAAGCAGCTGATCGGAGCTAAGATCGCCACACCGACGGTAGATAAGTACTATCGCACAAGAAAGTCCTGGGCTGATAGCAAGAGCCAGATCGGGGCATACAAGAGCCTTGAGAATGCAAAGAAAGAGTGGAAACAGGGATACACCATCTATGACTGGAACGGAAAAGCAGTGTATCCGGTACAGACTTCAAAAAAGGCAGTAGTTCTGACGGGAAAGTTTGAGACCCAGCTTCCAATCATCCGAAAAGGAAATTCCGGCGTTGCAGTTTCTGTGCTGCAGTCTGTACTTGGTGTTACTGTGGATGGCCATTTCGGAGACGATACAGAAGCATCTCTGAAAGTTTTCCAGAAAAATACAGGCGTAAAAACAAGTGGAACCTGCGGTATTGATTCCTGGAAAAAGGTGATTGAACATGTGAAGGTCAATACAAAATAACTTCCTATTATAAAAAAAGTCCGGCAGGTACCCACTGCCGGACGGATATTGTATCATCATTTATGTGCCAATGTTCTGGCGATTATGTCGTTTACTCTGAACAGAGTTTATACAGAGTGGTACCGGAATAAGGGATATGATTTCACCATTACGTCCTCTACAGCATACGACCACAAATGGATCTATGGCAGGAATATTTTTGAGAGTATCGACCGGATCGTGGATGAACTTTTTGAAAACTACCTTTCCAGACCGAATGTGCGTCAGCCGATCCTGACCCAGTACTGTGACGGACGCCAGGTGCAGTGCAGGGACCGGGGATGGATGACCCAGTGGGGAAGCAAAGCTCTGGGAGATCAGGGATATTCCGCCATTGAGATCCTGCGGAGCTTCTATGGAAACGATATGTATATCAATGTGGCGGAAGCAGTTTCCGGGATTCCCGCATCCTGGCCGGGATATGACCTGACTATCGGTGTTACCGGAGAAAAGGTACAGCAGATCCAGGAACAGCTTAATGCCATAGCAAAAGCCTATCCTGCCATCCCGTCAGTGATCGTGGATGGTATTTATGGTCCGGCTACTGCTGCATCTGTAAAAAAATTCCAGAATATATTTGGGCTTCCTGCATCCGGAGTGGTGGATTATCCAACCTGGTATAAGATACAGGACATTTATGTAGCAGTGACCAGGATAGCAGAGCTGCAGTAAATATATAAATATAAAAATGTTCTCGGCCGTTTCCGGAGTGATCTGATCGGGGCTGAGGTGTAATGCGTGAACATGATTTCAGAAAAAATGTTTGACGTTTCAGAATAAACCAAGTATAATGGCTGTTTGTATCTATGAACGTAAATTGTAAAAAGATTGCGTTTATGAGCATGTGAAAAAGCGAAATGAGAATGTCTGCTTTACAAAAGGAGTGATGAAAATGACATTTTATCAGGAACTGCAGTTAAGCTCAACCGGATCAAAACAGCTGATCAGAAATACCACAGACAAAAAGGAAAAAAGAAGGCATATTCTGATCTATAATTTTAAAGTATATCTTGTCATGGCATTTTGTGTGGCGGTTG